GGGGGCCCTTTCCTCTTCTCCCTCGTCCTCTTCCTCTTCGTCCTCTCCCTCAATGACGGGGGCAGGTTTAGTCCTCCCTTTTTTTTGGCGGGGGGTGGTGTAGGAATATCTTCTTCCTCATCTTCTTCGTCCTCTTCCTCTTCCTCCTCAACAATGACAGGAGCTGGTTTGGCTTTGCCCTTCCTTTTAGGGGTTGTCGGAATATCTTCCTCTTCCTCTTCCTCTTCTTCCTCCTCCTCCTCTACAACAACCGGCTTTGCTTTAGCTTTCGCCTTAGCCTTAGCCTTTTTTTTCACAGGCTCAGGTTCCGGTTCCGGTTCCTCTTCTTCCTCCTCCTCTTCCTCTTCGTCATCCCCAACATCTTCTTCGTCCTCGTCCTCTACAACGACTTTTTTTGCCTTTCCCTTCTTTTTGGGTTTTTCATCCTCTTCTTCCTCGGCAAAATCATCATCGAAAGGAAGGTCATCGCCCTCTATCTGGCCGGAGTTCAGCAGTTCTTCCATCTCTTCAAAAGAAAGAATATTCAGAACACCATCCAAGTCAACGGCTTTTGCCGCAATACTGGCGGGGATGTCTTTCCTGTCTTTGAACAGAAGCTTGTCAGCTTCCAGGAACTCTGTCGTGCCCATGCTTTTCTTTGCGAAGCGTACGGACAGTGTAGAGCCACCCTTTGCGGAAGCAAACTCAAACCATTTGTCCTCAGCATCTTCGTCCTGCAATTCTTTCAACAACATTTCGGTAAAGCAGAAAGTGGAGATGTCCCACACCTGAACTTCATCACCACGCACAACATTAAACAATGTGCGGTCTTTCGGGCGCAGGGCTTTTACAACTTCCTCATCCACAGTTGCACTGTTCCGGAGTTTGTTGTACAGAGCACAGATGGGACACTTCTTACCCACAGTGCGCAGACAAACAACCGTCTTGTTGTCCGGACCGATATTCCGGTGGAGAAGATAAGGCAGGAATGCATCGTGCTCACCAACTTCAATATCCCCTTCCAGCACACCGGGATTATTTTTGGACTTTACTTCGTAAGAAATAACATCTATGAGGTTCTTGCCCTCTTTCGGTTTGTAAAGACTCACCCCTGCCGGCAGTTTCAAATGCACGCCTTCACGCTTCTGCTTTTTAATCATAGATTCAATACGCTTACGAAACCGGTTTTTCAATGACTTAGCCATCCTGATTGCTCCTTTTTCTAATTTTGTTCCGGACAGACCTTTTGCCGGACTCTTCTAAAATGTTTTTTACATCACCTTTGAATTTTGGTTCGGAAAAGTTTTCCCACCCTTGCATCCGAACCAGATTTTCAAGGGCAGACTTCTTGGCCTCTATGCTCCTGCAAGCGGCCCACAACACAGACTCTCCGTAGCTCTTCTCTATAACCTCCTTCCGCAGAGCATCCAGTTCAGCATCTGCTTTTATTGCACACTTTACAGCGGCATCGGTAGCTTTCTCCATGCCGAATGCCTCTGGGTTTTTCCGGACAAGTTTCTCCTTCTCCGCCTCTTTCATTTCCAAGTAGTTTTTCGCCATTTCGTTTTCCCGTTTGGCACGGGCCAGCTTCAGGTTCCACTTGTATATGAGGGAGGACTGCTGGAGAATTTCCCCGGCTATATTATCCTCATCTATTTTGAAGTCGCTACTCATTTTGAACCCCTCTGTGCCCAGCATAGGGACAGCTTTCGCACAAAGTCAACCTGTGTGCCTGTGATAGTATCGAACACCTCCAGCACCAATGCGCTCGTAACGTTAAATCTTCCTCCCAGTAGGACTTTGGTGTTGTATGAGAGGAGGACGTGCCTGCACCGCTCAAAGTCTGTGATCTTACTGGCAATGGCGGTAATGTCGCTCCACTTTGCGTTTGCCCGGAGGAGTGTCCGGCACAATTCAATTTCGGGGCTGTCAGACTCGTTTTCTCCATATTCAAGATTATAAAGGCTTTCCCCGCAGTTGTCAACAAGTTTTTCTAAAAATTGATATATTTCTCTACATCTTCCACCTGTAAGATTATATATTTTTTCAAGGTCGTATTCCACCTCTTTATTTTCAGCCTGTAAAACTTTATCAATCAATGCTCTCGTGCCATCTTTGTCCAATGGACTAAAGTATAAAGGGGTACAACGATTGAATAAAGGGCGTAGAACCTTATTTGCCTCTGTTGTCGCCAAAAGAAAATAACAGTGGTCCTGCGCCTCTTCTATTGGTTTCAGGAGAGCTGTCTGTGCATCGTTTGTTGCTTTGTGTATCTCATCCAAAAAGATGAGTCTATTGTCCCCAGAGAGAGGTGTGCAGGTGGAAAGCCTTGCAACTTCTCTTGCTGTATCTATCCCCCGGAAGTTTGCCGAGTTTATTTCTACATAGTCAGGGGACTCATTCCACTCCTCCCCCAGAATGTTTTTTGCCAGAATACGGGCCGCAGTGGTTTTCCCGCAACCGGTGTCCCCGATAAGGATAAAAGCATGGGGTGTTTCATCCCCTTTCCGGAACTTCTTCCTCCATGTTTTTAAATAGTTTATTGTATCCAGGTTTCCCAGCATACCGCCGAATGTTTGCGGTCTATACTTTTCTGCTAAATTCATTCTGTCTCCTTTCATATTCTTTTACAGTTTGCCACACCTGAAGAGCACTGTACCGATAGCCACATTTGGGGCAGACATACTCTCTACCATCTTTATCAAGAACAGCGCTACCATTGCAATCAGGGGCCGTGCACCGATAAGAAGGCCACATCATAATATACTCTCCTTTTCTTTTATTTCTGCACAAAACTCAAACTCAGTTATTGCTTTTTTCAGCACAGCGATCTCCTCTCCGGCGGGACACCGCTCTAAGAGGAAAATTGTGCGGTCATATATAAACTTGTGCAGGCCTTGTGCTGGGCTTTTCTTGTCTATTTCTGCGGACAAACAGGGGTATCCCCTATGCTCATCCATAGTGCATATAAAGAACACTTTCGACACATGGGCTTTAAACAAGGACAGGCACCTATAATAGAAAATATGGGGAAGATAGAGGGCGCTACTTTCATACACATTTAGAACACAGTGGGCCGTTTTGCCCTGTATGTCCAATTTTTCTATTTTACGAAAAAGCTCCACTTCATCGGAGTAATAAATTTGCTCATAGGCATTATACACATAGGAAAGCCCTCCATTGTCTTTCTTGTAGGGTGTGTCGCAGTCTGAAAAGAAAAATCCCCCTTTTGAGATGTCTTTCCCATTAGCAGCATTTATTAAAAACAAATCATCACGCATTCCCATTAGTTCACTCCTTTTTCACACCATCTCTACTACCTGTTTTTCAAACCAACTCGCCCCTATCGGAGCTATCTCAGCCTCCACATCCAAGGGCACTATAATCCAAGGCCACAACTTTTGCAATCTCCTTGTCATAAAATCATGCAGGTACGCAAGTATTTCTTTTCTTTCTTCCGGGACCATATCCAACAACAAACTGTCGTGAATCTGGCATATTATCTTTGTCTGCATCCCTTTCTTTTTCAGCCACTTCGTTGTCTCTATCAGTGTTTTCAACAAACAATGGAAGGCGGAGCCTTGCACCGGATAGTTAATGGCCGCATTTCTTTCCATGTGCCCTATACAACGGAATCCGGTAGGAAGGTCAAAGTACCCTTTTGTCAGATACTTTTTCCAGTGCTTCTCCTTCCACTCTGTGTAAACCGGAAACCGGTTATACCAGAAGTGTTTCTCCACCGCCTGTATGTGCTTTGTAAAGTCCGCTAAATTGTGGATTCCTTTGCTTGCGAGATGTTCAGGCATTGGAACACCCTTGCCTGTGTGCAAGTCCAGCTCTCGGATTGCTTTCCACAGGTTTCTTGCACAAGCCTCGTACCAGTCCCCGTAGAATTGAGGGAATACGAATTTATTCTTTGCACAATACCGGCAGTTCTTCAGCCACTTTTTCCCTTCGGAGCTCTCTACTGAGTGGAACTCTTCGGGGTCCAGCTTGTAGCAGTCTATAGCCATATCCCTGTGCATGTCTGTTGTAGGGTCGTGGATATATTTCAACATTGTCGGGTCCTTATGCAGACAGGCCGCAATGCGGACCTCTATACCGGAAAAGTCAACCTCGCACAATTGGTTCCCATCTCTCGGTATAAAAACTTTACGGACAAGCTCCCCAATCATCGGGTCCCGTATCGGGATATTCTGCAAGTTCGGATCACTACTACTGCTCCGGAATGTCTGTACTGTATGCAAGTTAAAGAATGGGCGCACAATCCCCTCATGCTCTGCACGTAGGAATCCCGCAAAGTAGGTATTTACTGACTTCTTCAGTTTCTTGGCCCGTATATACTTATGCAGTACCGGGTAGGTTCCTATGTGCTCTGAAAGAGCCTCTTCATCTACCTTCCACTTTCCTTTATCT